TTAATAAAGGATCTGCCGTTCCTCCGCCAAAAGGAGTACAGCCAAACGCTATCAGATGCTTATCGTTCTGAGAGACTAAAACCTGCATTGCCTCGGCTGGCACGTCAGCTGGAGCTACACCTTCTATAGTTGTAGCAGAAAGAAGAGTAGCCCTAGTAGCAACACCGCCTGAGTATTTCCAATAATAAATAGCTCCATTACGGATATTAGCTACAAGGTCATCATCAAAGTTCTGTAAGAACCAGTCTTGCTGAGCAGCAAACACGGGAGCGGCTGCGCCTAATCCCCAACCAACAGTACCCCATGTTCCTGCACCCCACCCGTAACCCGCAACGGCAATATCGTTTCCTACGTTAATTTGAAACTTGGCTGTAATTCCTGTTCCCCCGCCAGCGCCAGAGGATGAGGCTGCTGTAGCAACCGTAATAGTAAAAGAATTAGCGTCTATATAAGTAATAATAAATTCAGTATTAAGGTTTGGTGCGGTAATACCGTTAAATGCTGTTGCGCCAGAAAAGATTACATAATCTCCATCTGCACCGCCGTGTGCGTTGATTGTTACGGTTACGGTTTTAGACCCATTTACGGTAGTAAAGCAGTTGTTGGTTGCAGAAGAAACAAAAGTAGCCCGTATCGGCGTGATGTCGTATAGGGTCTGCCCAGCCTCAATATATAGTTTCTTAGATGTTCCAAGAGCTAAGTAGTTATCCGAAGCCGTGGTTATCCAATTAAACATCTGGCGACAAACACCTACAACTGTAAACAGACCATAACGCAACCAGCCGCCCATTTTTTGTGGATAGCCAGACCGAAACCGTACCTTGTCGCACTCAAACCAACCACCCTCATTAGAGTAATTAGTTTGGTCTTTGTTTAAACCTGGTCTGAACTGTAATTTTTGGAGTGGCACGGGTTTACCCTAAGATAAAAATAATGCTCGTTCATCGTTTCTGCGAGTAACTAAGCCTTTCAGTACTTTACCCCCAGCGAGCGTATATTTCAAGAACTCTTCTGCCGCTTCTTCCATCTCGCCCCGAAGAACCTTTTGACGGAGGGTTGAGCGCTGTAATGCTCCCAGACCAATATTGAAGCTAAAAGATACAAGAGCATCGAACTGACCTTGAGTGAGCTTAACGGGACAGTAGCGTTCAACACCTCGCTCAAAGCGATTAAGATCGTCTCTAAGAATTCCATCTACTTCCTCCATTGAAAAGGTACGGTCATCTTTATATTCCAGTGGGTAGGCGTCTCGCTCATCTATTTTTAAAGCACCTTGCCGTGGGTAAAGTACATGCCCGACACCAATCGTCCACAATTTTGCGGGACAGCGATATGGACGCTGTCTATAACCCTCATGGTGTTTTACCATTTTGATAGCTTTATCACTTATTTTCATCGTTTAGAAAATGCCTGAGTCCCGAACCAAAAAGCAATAATAGAGGCTAATATCTGCATCTCGTCTGCATCAAATACCATTGGGATAGCCTCGGCAAACGCTACACCGCTAGACCATGCCCACCAGATAGAGGCTACGTCTACGATAATTAAGAGGAAAACAAACAGGTAGGTAACGACTGGGCGTACAGAGGCTCGTAGGTTAATAATCCACTGAGAAGCACCCTTACCAATCTCAATATCGTGGTTGTACATAGCGGTGCGTTCTTGGGCTTGAGTCTCCATCTGGACTTGTTCTGTCCTGATCTCTTCGATACGGGCTTGGGCTATATAACCCGCTTCCATCATCTTTAGTTCCCGCTCCATCTGCATAGCAGCAAGCTCTATTTCGTGCTTTTTATCAGCCTTGTCTTGGAAGAAGTCCAGTAGTTTAGGCAGACCCCCCATGAGGAAGGATAGCGCTGTGGATATTAAGGTAAACATTATTTCTTACTCCTTGATAACATGGTTGCGCCAACATAAAGCATTGATTTAACTTTTTCTAAATCGGCTGGGGGTTTATTCCAACCAACGGTAATTTGACCTACAAACCTACTGGGTTCTGGCGGTACACTAATTCTACAACCAAACGTCATGCCTTCTTCAATGTACCAAAGCCCAATTTCTGACTGTGCCGCCTTATAGTCACCGCAAGGTATATTGCCCGCCATTAAAGCAACTACATCTTGGTTATTTGCTTGATTAGAAGTAAACAACCCAACATCCAGCCCATCATTTGTTTTATCCCGACCATTCTTTGTATAAGCTCGATACTGTACTCTAGTGCCAAACAACGGGTTTACTTTAAATATTGTTACGATGGTTGCATCAGTCGTTTTAAACAAATGGGTTGCTACATCATCTACTCTATCTTCGGCAATACTAGGTAACTTTTGACTCTCTTTATAAGTGCCAACAATTAGTTCCTGATTGTCATAAATAATGTAACCACCAAACGCCAACACCGCCATCAAAATAACTGCAAACAGCTTAAATGGGGAGTCTACATACGCCAGTACTTTAGATAGGGCATCGTCTGGTTTTTTAATCATTCTTTACTTTGTTTAGTCTGTAAATTATATTTTTAGCCTTTAAAGATGCATCTTCATAATCAATTGCATATATAGTCTCAAACGTTTCTTGCCCATGCTCATCAATCATATCTATTTGCCAAAATTTACCTAACTTAAATGGTTTTATAGATTTAATTTCAATCATCGCCAACGACCCCATGTACATTCGTACGCTATCCAAGTTGCAAATATGTAACATAGTGCCATCACGCTTTTCATCACCCGCCTGTCGTATTGCTCTAAATATTTATCTTGGCGTTCTTCCCATTGCTTTCTAGCCTTAATGCCCTGTATTTCTTCCCAAGCCTTACTGCCGTATTTCTTAGTAATTTCTTCTTTAATATTTTCTTCAGACTGCTTGGCTAACATCAGCCTTTGAAACTCATCTACCGCCTCAATAATTGTCGTGGTATCAGGACTTACTTCTCTTGAATTCTTTCTTAATGCCGCCCTTTCTTTTGCCGCCTTATCCGCTACTGCCAGTACACCATCAATTGCTTTACTAAGTTCTTCAGATGCCTTTACCGACTCATTAAGAGTCTTTGTGACCTGTTTCGTGCCATCTATAATTCCAAAAGGATCGGGCATGATTCAATTTAAAATACCTCTCCGCCAGCGGCAGGAACAGATGTAGCATGAATTGATATATGCTGTCTAAGGTTTAAAGGCGCTCCACAGTCTGAGCAGACATCAGCTTGCAGTTCGGACTCATCTAGGTCGTAGCCACAAGCCGAACACACCACTTCTATTTCGTGGTGCGGCTCAATCAGTCCGCTTTCTAGGGTTCTAGCTTCTATAGTCTGTTTCATGTTAGACCCATCTCTTTGCGTATTTTGGTAGCAGAAATGTTGTGCGTTGCATCATCAAACGTCTCTTGCTCAATCTTGTAGCCAACATCACGCCCGTAGGTAATATTGACCACGTTAGGGACAACTTGTATCTCGTACTGACCTTGATAAAGAGGGTCTAAGTCACGCTTGATATACGACTTAACCTGCTCAATAGCAAACGGGTTGCTGCCTTGCCATCCTTGGCAATCACGGATCTGGATAACGACTTGACCTGTCTTTGCAATAGCACGTTCAAACAAAGCTCTATGACCTTCGTGCCACGGTTGCCAGCGACCCAGCATCTGAACCGTTTCTGTCTGCCAGTTAAAGACTGGACGGCGGCGATTTTCAATAATGTGGTTGCCGATAAACTCAGCCCACTTCTCGCAGTTCTGCTCCGTAACACGGAAGTCATAGACCTCTGGCGGTACAAACGCTTTGTTTGTATCTTCAAACCGCCCAGCATCAATGGTATCCATCCAGATTGTCCAGTCCGCCTTAAAGTTATTACGCATCTCGACCAAAGGAGCAACAAAGTCACAGATCACATAATCACCGCCAGCAGACAGGGCAAACTCAGCCATGCGTAAAGATTGACGAATACGTCCCTCTTTTGAAAAGTCCCAATCATTGTATTTCTTACGCACTTCATCGGCATTGAACCAATTGACTTGAGCGTTAAATCCTGTAAATGCCTCGCCGTAGTCAACTCTAGTAGCGTTTTGCTCTAAGTAGGCTTTTAATGCTTGTGCTAAGTAAGTCTTACCAGATCCTGGCAGACCCATGATTAGTATCTTTTTCAATTAAGCTCCTTAGCTGTTTAGTTCTGCTTGGGTTACATCTAACTCTTCTTGCGTTGTTGCCGCATTGATCTGTGCACGTAAGTCTTCATAGCGAGCCTGAGCTGCTGCTACGATGGCTGGATCGTAATGATCGTCTGGATTGCTATTGGTTTCCAAGGCAACTTGACCAGCAACAACTTGATTGTACTGGCTGGTATTTTGACCAAGCTGGCTGCTCTTGCGGGTTGGGATGTCGTAATCAAAGATAGTCCATACGATCTCGACAGGATCTTTAGAGCAGTCATAGACTGGTCCGTTTAAACCTTGACGATAAGGTACTGGAGTTGGTTTGATCTCAACTGCGTTCTTCCAGCCGTCTTGACCGACTGGTACGGGTGGCGTAGTGTCAATGCACTGTGCCATAGCGTTGTTTACTACCTGAACGTATAATGCCATTTTAATGCTCCTTTGTTGTTAATTTACTGCAATTGCTAATACTGAATTAGAACCACTCATAGAACGACAAAGAGTTGTCCAGCTTGTTAAAGCGCCCACTTGTTTTGGTGACGAGTAGTTTGTAACGTTTCCAAGACCCAATGCGCCATAAGTAGCACCTTGACCCCAAGACCACAGAGTACCATCTGTTTTAATAGCTACACAAAATGCAACACCATTTTTTACTTGAGACCAATTTGTAAGCGCACCAATTTGCACTGGAGACACTCTATACGTAGTATCTCCTAAGCCCAATTGCCCAAAATTGTTATAACCCCATGCCCAGAGTGTGCCATCAGTTTTAACCGCAACAGAAAAAAGCGAACTAGCAGAAACACTGCTCCAATTAGTCAATGCTCCAACTTGTTTTGGGGAATTATAATTTGATGTATTGCCAAGTCCTAGTTGCCCTTGGTTGTTCTGACCCCATGACCATAGAGTTCCATTTGTTTTAATAGCAAGAGAATAGTAATTTCCTCCTGAAACTTTTAACCACCCAGTTAATGCTCCAACTTGTTTTGGTGAGGAATAGTACGTTGCGTTTCCAAGTCCAAGTTGACCTGCGTTATTAAAACCCCACGACCAAAGAGTGCCGTCTGTTTTAACAGCAAGAGAATGATAAAACCCACCAGCAATATTTAACCAATTAGTTAAAGCGCCTACCTGCGTTGGAGATGATCTATCTGCTGTGTCTCCCAACCCAAGTTGTCCAAAAGTACCCCTCCCCCATGCCCATAGTGTTCCATCGGTTTTGGTTGATAATACAAAACCAGTACCAGTAGAAATTTCATACCATGCTGTTAGCGCACCGATTTGTACTGGTGAAGAATAGTTTGTGTTATTTCCGACGCCCAGTTGTCCTCGACTATTGCTTCCCCAAGACCACAGGGTACCGTCTGTTTTAATTGCAATACCAAAACCACCGCCAGCAGATAGCTTTGACCAATTAGTTAACGCACCAAGTTGTTTAGGTGAGGAATATCGTGTAGTGTTTCCAAGTCCCAGCGCACCAGATCCACCATCACCCCACACATACAACTTTGGAGCAGGCGGTACGGGCCAGGTTGCAGCCCCCTTAGCCTTACTAGCTGCG